CAGCAACCGGCTAAGTCCCCTTCACCGGAGGCGTCCAACCCAACCGGCATTCCAAATGTAGACACAGAGTTGCCATGCCCGCCACCAGACGCAATACCTATTGGCGCCAAGAATAAGCAGCAGACTGCGGTTATCACTGGTTATAAATTGATCGATGGAAAATGCGAAACACAATTCGACCCGCTGGACGTACCAACGATCATCGGCAATTATTTGCCTGGTGGCCCTGTTATTACAACGACAGCAACGATTGCGGTAGTAGCGACAACAGCGGCAATCTTTGCCAAACCGTTAGGCGACATTCTGCTGAAAGCGATCAAACCTATTGTTAAAAAGACGATCAAGAAAATTAAGGAGAAGCTGGGGAAGAAGGTTGTTGTTGAGTCGGCTTGGCAGCGTCGGAAGTTTCAGCGGTCTTTGAAGAAGTAGGTATTGAATGTGTGTGGGGCGGAAGAGTGCCAGGCGGATTGACCAGGATGACATCAGAGCAAATTTTGCTGTAAGGCGATTTGGGGTGAAACATCGCACCTCCTTTCATGAGTTCTGAGCATGTCTTCAGCCTTGCAAGCTCGTAGTTAAGCCTTTTGTCAGCCAAGGTGGCAGCCATCAGCTCGACTTGCTTTTCTGCTGCAGCTCTACAAGTGCGGATATGACTGCGATCTAACGGAATCGAGATCTGTGCAGTGATGCCGCCATTGACTGAAAAGTTAGTTTTCTGTCCTGTCCTAACTGGCTTATGGAACAAGACACTGCCTGGGTTATCAGGTCTGCCATCTGGAACGGGGTTTCCTTCTGGGTCAAACGCACCAACTAAATCAAGCGTGTCGTAGACGGGTTCGTTGTAAAACCGTTCATACGGATCAGACCAGCCAGTGGTTGAACTAAGGAAAGGGTTGATCGTCAGGGTTGCACCTTGACAGCTGACGCCATTGATCACAGAACTAAAAGTGCTGCTCGGAACCACCTGCACGGATTGGTTCGTAACTGAGCCGCTGCTATTCGCAACTGGAGCAGCAGTGCTTGAAACCTGAGCGTTGACCGGACCAGCAAATAACAGCAGGGCTGCTAAGACACGCTTCATTGGGTAAAGGTGCTGGTGGTCTCCGTAAGTGATTCGATGTCAGTTTCTCTATTAATTAGCGTGTGATTTGTGAGCCCTGGGCCTTGCAGTGTTTCTACAAACGAAAATGCAGCGCCTGGTTTGACGATGCTCCAAGTTGGTCTAGATGCAGGGTCAAGTCCAGTCCATTTGCTTGATACACCGTTTAATGTATTAGTGGTAGTTGTCAAGCTTTGTGGAGCAAGACCTGCAGAGGGTTTGATATTTGTGCCGCTTGCTGTGTATTCATAACCCGTACGATATTCGTAGGAGTTGATAACCTCAATAACCTTTGATGTTGTTTTTGTCGAACTGGATAATGTTCCTTGCTGGAAATTAGGAACGATTGGGACGGCTGCTGCTGGGGCAGCCAAAAGCAACAACAGCAGGATTCTCACTTGATAGTTAGCTCCTGAATGACTTGGCCAATTGCAGTCGTACCAGCTCCACCAGCAGTAATTGTCATTGCACCATCTGTAGCAAGCGTTCCAGCCAAAGTGCCAGCTACGCCGCCTGCAGTTGTCGTTGTATTTCCGAATGTAGGTAGTGCTGGAACGACGCCTGCAGTAACTGTTGTTGAAAGAACAGTTGGGGTGTTATCCCCACCTATAAACGTTTCTGAATATGAAAAGCTGTCACCAGCAGTAGTAAGAGTAAACTCGCCAGGAGTGTAACCAAGAGCGGTCCCTGCGCTATAGCTCCCGAACTTAGGCACAGTACCCAAAGTGACGTTAGAGCCAGATACAGATAGTGAAGAGCCGATGCGATTTGCTTGGGATGCTGCTCCATCAACAGTTAGCGAAATTGAAGACTTGATAGCGTGCGTAATGTCCGCCGAAGCAGGACTTATCGCAAAGAATGTTAGGCACGATACAAAGAGAAAACGTCTCATTTGGGTTTGGACGTAGGGGTTTGTTCCTTAAGTGTAGGCTCTTCTTTCTTCTTGCCATTGGCGCGTTTGATGTTGACGCCAAAGCTGGTCATCGTTCCAGTAAGCAATGAGGCAGGGAATGTTGGGTCCATGGCTTTGACATAGCCCAGGTAGTTAAGGCTGAGCATTGCAATCGACCATGTCAAAACGGCCAGTTTTACAAAATCCGCCAAAGCTGTTGATTCTGGCTCGTGGTCTTGCTTAACCTGTTCTTCTGCCATGATGAAACAACGCTATAGGTCGAATGGTGGTTGAAATCTGGGCTGCTGTGGCTGGTGCGTCAATAGGCGTGGCAGCTTCTGGTATCAAAGGTGCCAACCGTGATAACCAGCATGGAAGGGATTCGTTGGTGCGCCTGACTTCAGCTGTCGATAATTTAGCGTCACGAATGGATGTGCTCCACGCTGACCTGCGCGTTCGAGACCAAGAATTATTCGCCAGGATTTCGGACCTAGAGCAGAATGTTGCAAGGCTTGAGGGACATCAAAACCGCGTTTAGACTTTCGGCACATACAACGCTTCCATGGTTTTACTTCTAAAGCCAATCCTGTTTAGCTTCATCAAATCAAAGGCCGTAAAACAACTGCTACTTGACTGTCTGATCAAGATCAGCGAGCAGACAGACAACCAGCTAGACGATGTGGCTTGCAAGTATGTCCAAGATCTACTCTTCCCTGGAGATCGCGTTCAGAAGTAAATGTGGGTTTGGGTCGTAATTGTGCTTTCGCTCCTCCCGTTTTTCCAATTCTTCAAAAAAGGTGATCCCCATCAGTTAGCTGCCATTGCAGAGCTAGAGAAGTCGATCGATCAAGATCTACTTGACGATGAGGCTGAATGGTTTGAGATGTGGAAGACCAGTGGTATTCACCAAGAGGTTTACGGCGTCCCGTATTACAACCAAATGGATAGCCTTACCGGCTATGGCTACCGGGAATGCTTTGATGCAGCGGCTGCAATGGTTGTGGCGTTCCACCATGGCGTAAGAAGCCAAGACGCTTATCGTCATGTACGCCGAAAGTTTGGTGATACGACAGCAGTCCATGCTCAAGTGTCTGCGTTGAGATCACTTGGTTTGGATGCTGATTTTCGCAGGGATGCCAGGGTTGAGGACATTGAGATTGAGATCGATGCTGGCAGGCCAATCATGGTTGGCTGGCTACACAAGGGTGATTTGACCAAAGGCAATCCAGCAGTATGCGATAGCGAAGGCTGTGGTCATTGGAGCGTAATCATTGGCTACGACAAAGACGATTTCATTGCCATGGATCCAATGGGCAAGCCAGACATGGAGCATGGCGGCCATGACATCACAAAGTCAGGTGAGTTGATCAGGATGTCGCGTCCTGCCTTCTATCAACGTTGGTCTATAGAAGGAGAATCCTCGGGCTGGGCCATATTCATAGACCGATGAATTGGTCGTATATAACAGCTTTTTTCCAAACCGTAGTGATTTCGTGTATGCACCCCTTGAATTGGGAAGCTTGTTTACCGGTGCATGAGTGGCTTTCCCCGGCTATAGGTGACTACATACGAATGGAGGAACCTTATGCCTCTGAAAAACGCACGCTACGATCCATTCAAATGGATGATCGTTGAGCAAACCCTTGAGGAGGAGCTGATTTTAGAAACCACGATTAGAGAAATTAAAGACTGCGGAGACATCGATACGATCACGCAGCTATGCGCCGCAATGGTGCGGCAGCAATGGCATCAAAACCAGCTTTTACGTCAAGCCGTCAATCACATTGCCGAGATGGATGCTTTGATTGCTGGCGGAGTGCAGATGCTCTAAACGCCTTTTCTAGCGTTGTTAGCTTTGGGCAGGATTCGTGCATAGTCTCCCGCACACGGTTTTGAGCTGCGCTAATGACTTCCATAGGACGGGTGGACCAATTCGGATTCGCGGCCATGGCTGAATTACTGAGGATCGGTCTCATCGCAGTTATAGAGACGTGTCAAATAGTTGTAAAGCCATTCCGCCTGCCAGTCTTGCTCGTGATAACGAACAACGCCAGCCGCTTCTACGCGCCAAATGAGCTTTCCGTCTTTCTCGACCTGCTCAATGGTTGGCTTCATCTTAAAAGAATAGGCACGGTGGTTAGCCGTGCCCATTGAATCAATCAGAAATCAGCTTCTGCTTGTGGTGGCTTTTGATCGGAGATCGCCATCAACAAGAAGTCGTTACCGGCTTTGCTAACGCGAGGGCGAAGGTTGGCGCGGAGTTTTACGCACTCTTCCCCTTTTTGGTTTTCGGTGCGTTCTGCAGTCTTGGCCCATTCAACCAACTTGCGTAGTTCAGCCACAGGCACTTCAGATGAAGCCCAATAAGCCCCATCAGTTTTTTTGTCTTGGTTGCAGTTGAACCAAAGTGTGAATGCGTCGGGAGCGAAATCAGCCATTAGGTTTTTTGTTGCGAAAGAATTGAGAGATGATGATCGTTAACGCTTGATTTGCGTTATAACCCCGAGACTTCATGAAGTGCCGGAGTGACATGGCTAGATCAGTGTCCAGCCGAACTTGAAAGTGAAGGTGTTGACGCTGTTCATCGCGTTGAGCCTGTGCTGTTTTTTCATCGTCAGACATAGTTTTTCAAATTTTGGTTCATCCAATCTTGATGACGCTTGGCCGTCAAGGCGGGGGCAACCTTTGCGTCAGGTCCGAGATTAAAGTCCCGTCGAAAGTCCGTACAAAATCGAGCAAGGTTGTCAGGCGTCAGTTCTTTGACGAGGCCAAGGCATTGTTCACGATCTTCCTTTGATAACGGTTGATCCTTGTCTGCAATGCCTTCAATTTTTGCTGCAGGCTTAGGTGCTGCTTTTGCTGGTTTGGCCTCTGCAGAATCGGCAAAGTCACCGTCAACATCCATGTCGGCTGTGAGGCCAAGAATGGCAAGCAGGCTATAACGCCTTGAATAAGTACAGCTCCCACCAAAGTCGTGCAGTGGATTCTTCCCTCGACCACCGACGACCATGGGCAAACGGCTGATGAGTTGACCACCGCTGACATGGAGCAACTGTGTGACAAGCACAGGGTTGTTGTCATGGCTGCTTGGCTCAAAACCTTGAGAGACAGCCAGCCCGTTCTTGATTAAGTGCGGGGTGACAGTAGAAAGGACAGTCTCAAGGTCAGCAAAGTTTCCGTACTGGGCTTTTGCTGTTTTGTTGATTGCCGGGACGGTCTTGTGAAAGTTGACTAAAGCTTCAACTAATGGCTGCAATGGTGATGATTGCGGAGGGTTGTTCGTTTCTGGTTGCATAACGTTTTTGAGCATTGAGAGTAATCACTTGGGCATCGTCTTCAAAACAGACGCTAGTGCAACTGTCTAAGACGGCGCGACTTAATTTGTCGATGTCCCCGATTCGTTTTGTGCAGTGTTGAGGTGCATCGGGTTTTAGTCGATCAGGGCCAGGTTTGTTGTTAATAAATTGATCGTTGGGTCTGGCAAATATAAAAGTGACCGAGACGGAAATGGGCTTATCCATCATGGCATACCAGCCATCGGGCAAAGCTTTAATTGCTGCATCTTTGACATGTTTGCGCCAAGGCTTACATCTCTTTGATGCTTCAATCATGACGCCTTTGCCGACATAACTTTTGCTGCCCTGTGGGGCAGGTTTGCCAAGCACAATAAACGTGAAACTATTTGGGCAGGTTGTTAAAGGCGTTGTCAATTGCAGAGTTCAGCAAAGCCATGGCAAGCGTACTTGGTGCGACTTTGCGTTGCTGTACTTCGATTGTTTGCCCTGCAACTTCGACCTCAACGGTGTAACCAGAAGTGGTCTCAGAAAGCTTTGTGAGCTTTTCTGCGCGTTCGGCGTCAAGATTGATAGCAACTGATTTCATGGTGTTAGTTGGAGAGAACGGGACTTACGCAATAGCCGCCCAAGATTAAAAGTCGAACAACTCAACTTGTTCAGCAGTCTTAGGCTTTTCAGGCAAGGCCCATAAGTGTTCTTTTTTGCCGTAAATACCTTTTGTTGTTTTCTGTGTTTTGACGATTTTCCCGTCATCAGTCAAATTCGTCATTGCTCGCCTAATTGAGGTAATGGGCCACTCTTGGCCGAGAGCCTTGTAAACCATTGACGGGCTCATTGGCATCTTTGTCATTTCAAAAAGCCCAAAAATCACGTCTGATTGTTTTGCGGCTTTTGCAGACGAATCAGAAGCCTCCTCAAGGTTTTCTTGATTAGTGTTGTAAAAAGGCATTAGCTTTTCGCTAAATTGTGATTGTGGCCCATAGCTTCAACAACTTTGACATCGGGCGTGTAATCACTGCCCAAACCTAAAAGCTCGCAATAATCGTTAGAAGCAAAAGGAATTGGCTCAAAAGGGCTGTGCGACCAAGACTTAAAGTTGTTGGGAAACAAGTCGTCGGAGCCTGAAGTTACGTTGCCTTCAAAAGCTACATAGCCTTCACCCCATTCTCCAACAAAGTTTCTCGGGTCAGCCATTTGCATTACTGGTCCCCAGCCCCAATCCTCAAACTTATTGTCTTTAGTTTCAAGGGCATCGTACGCTGTAACTGAGTCATCATCTTTTTCTGCCTGTTTATTAAATTCAGAAAAATCTTTTGCGCTAACAACTATCTCTTCAATAATAACTCTGTAACGAAGAACTGTTACCAAAGACTCTTGATCAGGAAAATAAGAAGCCATTAGTTCAACCCTTTGCAAGCGCGCTGCCAACCTTGTTCGCAATGTGTGATCTGTTGCTGGTTGTGAACGCTGGTCAAGGTGACCCAGGTTGCGCCAGCAAAAAGCGTGCCACAAATAAGAAAAACTAACCAGCCTGTTTTTTCAGGCTTGTAATAGCGGGGACGTGACTTCATGGAAAAGAAGGGATGATGTGGGGTTCTCACCTAAACAAATGGTGGCATACCCGGGCATACCTGTCAAGCAACGTGCTTCCACGTCCTCCCAACAATTGCATTCCAAGCCACCTTCTGAGATACATCCCAGATCAACCCGCACTCAAAAGAGCTGACACCAGTGGCTGCAAGTGCTCTCATTTCGCGCACCGTGTCATCAGTCAGTTTTGAACTGTGCTGGTCTTCGCCCTTGCGATAAAGAACCTGCTTCCTTTGTGCGATCTCTTCTGGGCCTTGGGTGGTCACAAACTTGTGGTCACAGGCGCTGCACTTCCTGTAACGACGGATTTCTCCTGGCTTTTTTTTGTTGAGGGAGACGACGCGGCTGGCGCTCCCGCACTTTGGACAATCCATTTAGAAATCAGGCAACTCAACAGAGAATCGATCCCAAGCCTGCTGCCAGGCTTCGAGGCATTCTTCTGGGTCTTGCTTGATCACCTTACATTTTTCGGGGCCGCTCACGACGGTGACGCACATGCCCACCGTGATATTTGGCTGGCATTGAGAGAGACAACTGGCATACGCCCCAAGCTGGGCCGTTGCTGGCTTGCGAGCTGCAATTGCTTTTTTGCTGCTAACCGTTTTCAGGTCTCCCAGGATCACCAATTGCTTGTTGGGCTCCAACCCTTCCTCTTTCAACCGAATCAAAAAGTCAAAGCTGCCGCCAAGGCTTTTGTATCTGTCCATCACCCTATATTCCGTGGCCAAGGTTTCGACGCCTTTAAAAAATGGATCGTCAAGCAGTGGATCAAGCCAGGGCGACCATTTGTCATCAACAATCTGCGGCTCGTCAAGAAGCTGCAATTCCAGCGCCTTATGGATTGCTGTTCCTCTGGCAGCCCATCCATCGGGGCCGTCTTTGTATTTGTCAATCATGGCTCGCTTGAATGGCGTCATATCAACGTCGAGCACATCGGAAACGTTGTGCGCGAGCCACTCGCCGCGCCATCGATAACGATGCAAGCCTTCGTGGAACTCAAGCTCTGGGACTGGATCAAGCATTAAGGGGTTGCGCTCTGGGGACAGTATGGGCATACTTTGCCAGCAAAGCAATCCCAAACAATGCAAGAACTGGAATCGGCTGCAAGCAGTCACGTCCGCGTCGATCCACGCGTCATAGCAGAAGTGGACCGCAAGAAACCAATCGGCGTCACCCGCACCGGCTGGGTAAATCTGCTGCTTCAGAAGGCCATCGCATCAGAACCGGAGCCCTTAGCCCGTGACTGATCTCGACGCAGAAGAACGCGCCTTTGATCTGTTGCAGTGGGTGCCGTATTGCCTTCCGTCTCAATATGACGAAGAGCAAGCCATGCTCGGCTATTACAGCAAGACGCAGAAAAATCGTTCAGACCGTGCCATCGACGCATGGGACGCTGATCATCCGTACAAATCCAGCGACGAACTAGAAGCGTTCAAAGAACTGGAAAGGCTTGGTGTCTACACACAGGCTGACTTTTACTCACCAAGCAAAGCCAAAGATGGACACTACACCGGGCGAATCAAAGCCCTCCGAGATACTGCCCGAAAGCCTGAAGGACCACCAAGATCTGCTGGACCGGCTCGACCAATACGCAAACACCGTCCTTTGTAACGAGACAGACGAGCTACGACGATCGCAATTGCTTCGTCTTTATGCCGACGAGGTTGGTTGCCCGATTAACGAAAAAACTGCAGCCATTGTTCTAAGCAAGGCTCAAGGACAAATCGCTGGTGTATCCGTGCCACGGAAACGTGGCGAAAGGATGGACACTTCTGCCACGCCATGGTCGTGGGAAGGTGTGATTATGTCGGGCACTTTCAACCTGCTTGTTGCACCACCCAAGGTCGGCAAGTCTGCCTTGATGGTTGGAATGATCAGCGCATGGTTTCATGGCGAAGAATCTTATCTTGGCCAGAAACTTCACGGCGCTTGCCCCAAGGTTTACATCATTGGGACTGATCAACCCGAAAGCGATTGGAACACCTTGTTTGAACGCGAAGGCTTGGTAAATAGCGATGGCGAGTTGTCAGGCCCGATCGAAATGTTGTGGCACACGGGAGCACCGTTGCACCTAACAGTTGAGGGTATTAAACACCTTTCTGAGATCGCAGAAGAGAACCCCGGTTCATTCTTTTTGCTCGATAGCTATCACGCCTGTTGTGCGCCGCTTGGCCTTGAAGAAGCCGCCTCAAGTTTTGATGGCCCAGCCCGTCAGCTTTCCGAGGCCCTCGCCCCACATAAGGCCACGTTGGCGATGATCCACCACACCAACAAAAGCGTCAGCGGTGGCAATGCAACCAATGCGAGCCGTGGCAGTAATGCCCTGCCTGCAGCGGCCAGCCTCACGATTCTGATGAACTGGTTTAAGCAGCCTGCTGAAGGCCAGACACAATCAGATCATCGCGTTGTGCTCAAGACGCAGGGGAGGGCAAAAGGCACGACCCTGCTGATTGAGCTTGAAGACGATGGATGGGTGCATCACGGCGACGGTGAAAGCGTCCTGGCTGCCGAATCGATGCAAGAGGCTGCGGACGAACTGCAAGGCCGTCAAGCCGATATTTTCGATTACATCTGCGAGCGTTGGTCAGACGGTCAGTTCCCCGTTGTCGCGAGCGAGCTGGCAGACGTGGCGAAATGCAACGCAAGCAAGGTCAACCGTGCCCTGCGTGCGTTGGAGAAAAAAGACCTTGTTCGGCAGGACGGTCAGCTCGATGCGCTTGTGTCTGGGGGTCGTCCTCAACTCTTGTGGGTTCCCAATACCCCCTCCCCGGAAATAGGGGGAAAAGGGGGAAAAACGTCAACAACCCCTCGCGCGTCACATGAAATAAGGGGTTATTCCCCTTCTTCCCCTTGTTTACCCGATTCCCTTGGTACCTCCACTGTGGGGGTTTTACCCCCCGGCACTCCGGTCGAATTACGACGCGGCGATGCCTGGTCAAATGGCTGGGTTATTGCCAATGCGAGCAAAATGGACAGCATCCGCGCTGCAAAGCTCGGGAGCCCCCACATCACGATTAGTTCCTTGCGTTGGGAACTAGACGTGCGCCTTTGTCAATCTGGCTCGCAAGAGCCTGAACCAACCGAGTTATTTGATTTCTGATGCCTGACTGCAACCGCACCTACCCCGTCCGCGTCGATGTGCGCCTTACCGAGGAAGAACGCGACGCCTTGAACGCTGAAGCCATGCAACGCGGCATTCCGCGCCAGGAGCTGCTGAGGGCTCGCGTATTGAGCGAAGCCAATCAGCCAGCCCCTGTCCCTCCGATCAAGCCCGTGCATTACTCCAAAGGCCGAGATGTCATTGACAGGGCCATGGATGCTGTGAACCGCCGTTATGACATTCCCCATGCGCAATTGGAGCCATTGATCTGCACGGTGATTTGTGCCCTGAATGCAAAGCGTTGACACCTGCCTGCGGGTATGCCATGCTTTGATCAAGCGGGAGACCGCATCATCAAAACAATTCATGGACTATCACCACACAATGCTCAACCTGTTCGAGTCCTTCGAGCGTCATCAGGATGAGCTTCAATCACGCAACAGCCTGTTAGCTCTTGACGCCGTGCCGAGCCCCACTTTTTACATTGAGGCATTCTTCAACGGCGATCTTGAATGGACTGAATATGCCTACAGCGAACGTGAGCTTCAAAACCTTAAAAATGACGCCATCGACTCTGGCTGTACTTTCACTGTTCGCCTAGAAGACGACGAAGACTAATCACCGTCGGGGCGCCTGATGCCGTTTTTGCAAATTGTGGCGGCTGAAAGCTATACAAAACTCGTGGCAGCGAGAAAGGCAAGGCGGGCCGATGTCCCGATCAATACCCCGACTTCAAACATGGACGAACACTTCAGAGCACAGCAGCATCAGAATGAACTCCGCGCCTTCCTTCGTTATGAAGCCAGACTCAGCCTTGCCTATCGCCAAGCTGCGTATGCTCGAGCCAGACGCCCGAATCATGATCACAGTCGGGGAGTATCCTTTGCAGTTCAGGTCGATCGTGAGTAGCCATCACCTTGTTGAAGAGCGCATTATCCGGTTACAAAGCTATTGGCTAAAAGCCAGCCAAAATCAAAATCTCTGAGCTACCATCTCATCGTTCCCCTGTTAACTTCAGGGCATGGCAAAGAAGTCAACCAACACAGAAATAGACAGTCGCATTAATGAGGTCTATGACCTATTACTTAAGGCGTACAGTCGTACGCAAATTGTTCGTCACTGTGCGGAAAATTACGGCATCGCTGAACGCCAGGCCGAAAATTACATCGCTCGTGCTCGTAAACTCATGCAGCTTGATGCTGAGTTAGAACGGCCTCAATGGCTTGCAGCAGCAGTCGCAAGGCTTGCTGAATACGAGCGCCAAGGCGTTGATTCAAAGCAATTGCAAGTCGCGATTCGTGCTCTTGAAATCCAGGCCAAGCTTCTTCGCTTTGACCTGAACTGATGTCGTTGCTGACTGGTCTTTATGAGCCAACACGATTGCTCGCATTTGCTGAGCCGCCAGATCAAAAAACAACCGAAGATATTCTCAACAGAATTAGGGCAGATCTACACCCTGGGCAGCGTCAGTTTGTAGACGATCAAAGCACCGAAATCATCGGCGTCTCTGCTGGCTACGGCGCAGGAAAGACGCGGGCCTTATGTGCCAAAGCTGTATTCATGGCCGCGGCCAATCAAGGCTTTACCGGTTGTGTCATGGAACCAACCGGGCCTTTGATCCGCGACATCTGGCAAACAGATTTTGAGAACTTCTTGGAAGAGTACGAAGTCCCGTACACCTTTCGAGCATCGCCGCTTCCGGAATACACACTGCACCTAGAAAAAGACACCAAACTGCTTTGCCGCAGTTTTGAGAACTGGCAAAGAATTATTGGATCTAATTTTTCGCACATCCTTGCGGATGAGGTTGATGTTGTTTCGCCTGGCATCGCGAACAAAGCATTCCCCAAAATCCTTGGTCGGCTTCGTGCCGGGAACGTTCGACAGTTTGCCGCCGTGTCAACGCCTGAAGGCTTCCGCTGGATGTGGAACACGTTTGGCACAGAAGAAGCGCAGCAACGCCCTGATCGAAGGCTGATTAGAATGCGTTCGGTGGATAATCCCCACCTCCCAAAAGACTTCATTGAACGGCTGCAAGCCAATTACGATCCTTCTCTTCTGCAGGCATATCTCGAAGGGCAGTTTTGTAATCTCACAACCGGTCAGGTTTATGACCGTTTTGATCGCGCCAAACATGTAATCACCGATATTCCTGATGTCAGCAACGAGCCCCTTCGCGTCGGCGTTGACTTCAATATCGGCAACATGTCAGCAGTCATCGGTGCTCGTCTTGGGAACAACCTTCTCCTGATCGACGAGATCAGCGGTGCACATGACACCGACGCCATGGCCCAAGAAATACAACGCCGCGCTGATGGACGCCAGGTTTACGTCTACCCTGACGCATCTGGCGGCAACAGAAGCACGAATGCCTCACGTACGGACATTCAGATCTTGGAGTCCTACGGGTTCAGCAATCAATCACCAAAGGCCAACCCTCCCGTCCGCGATCGGGTGGCTTCTGTTCAAGCTTTGTTGGAGAACGGAAAGGGCGAAGTCAGATTGCAGGTCGCCGCAAATTGCAAACGAACGATCGAATGTTTAGAGCTGCAGAGCTACACCGAAGCCGGTGATCCTGATAAAGATGCGGGTTATGATCACATGAATGACGCACTTGGTTATCTTGTCTACCGCGATTTCAGCATGATTCATGCTCGCGCTGGCCGAGGCACTGGCATCAGGCTTTACTAAACTGACGGCATCGGGCGGGATTTAACTGTGTATTCAGGCTTTTCTGGTGGTCGCCAACGTGTTGGCAACGTCACTCAGGTGAACGACCCCAGTACGGCTTGGGTTAATCAAGAACCGCATTGGGGATTGATTGAACATTTACTTGGCGGCACATACAAAATCAGAAAAGGCCACCGCAAGTTTTTACCGCAAGAGCCAAGAGAATTAGACGAGTCTTATGACAACAGGCTGCAGCGTTCAGTTTTAGCGCCTTATTACGTCAGGCTCGAACGCATGTTGGCTGGCATGTTGACGCGTAAGCCAGTCAGGCTTGACGATGTTTCTGATCAAATCCGCGAACAATTATTCGACGTTGATCTGCAGGGCAATGATCTGCAGACGTGGCTTTACAACACATCGCGCATTTGCATTCGCTACGGGCACGTTGGTGTTCTTGTTGATGCGCCAAAGTCTGGCGACAATGGCCGTCCTTATTGGATCACGTACTCCCCAAGGGACATTCTTGGTTGGCGCACTGAAATGGCCGATGGCCAACAGAAGCTGACGCAGCTTCGTTTGTTTGAGAAGGTACTTGTCCCAGATGGTTTGTACGGAGAAAAGCAAGTCGAGCAAGTGCGTGTCTTGACTCCTGGCGCATTTGAGATCTTCCAAAAAGATCAAAAAGGCGACTTCCGTGTTGTTGACGAAGGCACAACAAGCTTGAGCGAAATCCCGTTCAGCGTTGCGTATTCCAACCGCGTGGGTGTTTTGGAGTCATTCCCGCCGCTGGCTGATATTGCTGAGCTAAATCTGCAGCATTATCAGGTTCAGTCTGATCTTGGGAATCAACTGCATCTGAGTGCTGTGCCCCTTCTTTGCTTGTTTGGATTTCCTGCGGCAGCAGAAGAAATCAGTGCAGGGCCAGGGGAAGCTTTTGCCCTTCCCACAGATGCCAGAGGCGAGTACCTAGAACCGGCTGGCAACAGCTACGACGCGCAGTTCCGCAGGCTTGACCAGATCGTTTCGCAGATTAATGATCTTGGCTTAGCCGCTGTGATGGGTGCAAAGCTCAGCGCAGAAACTGCCGAGTCAAAGCGGATTGATCGCAGCCAAGGTGACAGCACCATGATGGTTGTCGCGCAGCAGATGCAGGACATGATCGACAACTGCCTGCGCTTCCATGCTGATTATCTGCAGGAGTCACAGGCTGGCAGCAGCCTTGTCAATCGTGACTTTATGGGCGCAAGACTTGAGCCACAAGAGATTCAAGCGTTGCTGCAGCTTTACACCGCTGGCACGGTGACACAGGAAACGCTGTTGCTGCAGCTCGAAGCAGGCGAAGTGCTTGGTGATGATTTTGATGTAGAGGCCGAACTGGAAGCAACGCAGGCTGGCGGATTACTTGAAACACCGCAGCCAGTTCCGCAGCAGGAAGTCACAATGCCTGAAGGTGAACCGGAGGTAACCAATGGGGTGGCTTGATGATTTGCGCGGGCCAAAGGCAGAACAACCATCAAGTCGGGATTTCTTTTATTCGCATGACAGGCTTGCCAATCAGTATTTTGCAGTCATCAGACTGACGTGGTATTTGGACGGCAAGGTTTGCGCCGTGACCGAAAGCAGTATTGCGACTTATGACAAAGACGTAGTGGCAGAATTTACGTCAATCTTGGATAACGCTTTAAAGCTTGGCGCTGATGCTTCTGTTGTTTGTATTAAAGAAGCTGAAGCCCTTGGCATCCATGAAAAATGAGTACACCTGCCGAGCTTTACCGCAATGCCATCGACCTCAATCGATTTAGCAACAGCGTTGCTAAGCGGATTGTCATTACATATAACGATCTTATTTTGGACGCTGTCGATCAGCTGCGTCGGCTTGATGAGCTTGACGTTTCTGCTAAAGCTGTACGGCTGCAAGCCATTCTTGCGCAACTAAAAGAATCTCTTGATGGATGGGCTGGCACAAGCACTCTTGCAGCAGCCCAAGAGTTGCAAGGTGTAGCGGAACTGCAAGGTCAATTTGTGGCAAATGAATTGCGAAGAGCTTTGCCAATTGATTTAAGAGAACAAGTAAGAAGCGTTCAGATCAGCCCACAGTTTGCACAGGCCGTAGCAGTAACAGACCCAACAGCCTTGAGTGTTGTGGCGTTAAGCGATGATTTACAGGCTGCGGTGGCTGGAGCACGGCAGACCTTTCAATTGACGGCGACTCAGGGGACAATGATTACGCTGCCAAACGGCAAGGTGCTTGCAAAATCGTTTCGTGGTTTGGCAGAAGCACAGGCTGATCTATTTGCAAAGACTGTTCGGAATGGATTGTTGACGGGTGAGTCAACTGACAAATTGGCGCGTCGTTTAAAGGGTCGTTTGAAATTTGGAGACCTTGGCCCGTTGTCAGTAAAGCAGTTGGCGCAGGCTGGAGGCGAACTAACAACCGTTGCCAATCGCCAAATTATGGCGATGGTGCGTACCAGTATTAATCAGGTGGCAAACGCATCAAGCCAACAGGTATATGAGGCCAATCAAGATGTGACCAAGCGTTACCGGTACGTTGCGACGTTGGACAGTCGGACATCTCCAATCTGTCGTGCATTGGATGGCAAAGAGTTTGATTACGGCAAGGGGCCAACACCACCGCAGCACTTCAACTGCAGATCAACGACTGTGCCTGTCATTGATTACAAGGGGCTAGGTATTGAGCCACCACCGCCAAGTGATTTAAGGCGTCCTAACACTGCGTTTGGCCCATCACGCAGCACAAGAGGCGACACGGTGCCAAGCAATCAAACGTACGGCGAATGGCTCGAAAAACAATCAAAGACGGTAAAAGCTGATGTACTTGGCGCTTCCAAGGTTTCGTTTTTTGAAAGCCGCGTCAAGAAAGTAGGGCCAACTCAGGCGATACGGGATTTTGTCAGCCAGGACGGTTCAGAGTTAACCTTGGACCAGCTCAAGCGCCGGTACCCAAGTGGCAAAGCTTCATAGCAGATTTCAACTCACGCTCCCGGGCGAAGAAAAGAAGGCCAAACCTGCAGCCAAAAAAGCTGTGGCCAAGAAAGCAGAAGCTAAGGAGGAATCCTGATGCCTCGTTATTCCGGACCTAAAAAGCCCCAGACGACTGCTTCTAAAAAGAAGAAAAAAGGAGGCAAGAAAAAGTGAAAAAGGGTTCTCGCGTTAGCTGGGTTTACCAGGGCAAGCGAACCTTTGGCGTTGTAACCGGCAGTGGTGGCAAGCGTGCATCAGTCAAAGGGCCAAGTGGCGGCACGGTAACTCGTGTTGGCACTGATGCTGATCCCATTGTGCGGATCAAATCAGAAAGCACGGGCAATCCTGTTCTGAAACGTCGTTCTCAATTGAAGGCAGCACCAAAAAGCAAATGACCATCCAACGCTGATAACCTTTAGGAGCAAATAAGCCCTACGGGTTGCACATGTCTGAAGAGCAAATTCAAGAGACTACGTCTTCTGAACCTCAAAACAATGCTGAACTTGAATCACTAAAAGGCAGCGTTGAAGCGTTAGAGCGCAAAAACCACGAGTTAATCGGCAAGCTAAAAAAGACCAAAGAAATTCCAGATGGCGTTGATGTTCAGGAGTTACTGGATTTCAAAGCCAAAGCGGAACAAGAAAATTTGGAAAAGCAAGGTAAGTACGGGGAAGCCCGACAAGCTTTGGAGCAGCAATTCCGTGAGGCGACGGCGGAAAAGGACAAGCGCATTTCTGAACTCGAAGCGCGTGTTCGTGAGTTGGAGTTGATCACGCCTGCTGTCAGTGCTTTGGCTGATGTTGTTCATGACCCGGACTTGATTTTAAAAACCAAGTTGACCAGCGAACAAATCGAGCGTGAGCCTGATGGCACCGTCGTCGTTGTCGATGGCTATCAACGAACGCCTGTCGGTGAATGGGCTAAAACTTTGCCAGCTTGGATGCAAAAGCAACCTAAGCCTCAAGGCAGTGGCGCACCGTCTGGGCGAGCATCAAGCGATTCTGTTGCTGGTGTCAAAAATCCATTCAGCAAAGAAACGTTCAACCTTACAGAACAATCGCGGTTATTTAAAACTGATCGTGACATGTACGAAAGGTTGAAAAACGCAGCTAACCGTTAGTATGTGACCTAATGGCAGAGCTACGCCGCGCCAATCGGGTTACGCCCACACTGTAAACATTCTCTTTTTTGACAGATGGCGACTCTTAGGAGCGAC